GCGCCCGTCGGAAAGTACACAACCGATTGCGCAAGCGCACCCGTGTTCATCGCGTTGTTTTGAATGTATTCACGAAGGTCAGCGGTTACTTTGTTGCCGACGTTTAGAATGAATTTTTCGTAAACGCTTTGCGGTTGTTCAGCTTCGGCAACCGACACCCCGAAATCTTCAAGGAAATCAAAGTCAGCCATTGCGTTGTTTACTTAATATGTAATCTTGTTCGTCTTTCAATTTAAGATAGTTCATCCAGAATAAAGTTTTCACGTAAGGTTGTTTAGTGATTGCGTCAATACTCGTTCCAAGTTCTTGTCCAAGTCGCTGAAGGATTCTTGTCCATGTGAACCATTCGGTGTCTTTAGATTCGCCATCGCGTTCCGTTGATTCGTCATCGTCCGTATCGTCTGGATTGCTAATATAGCGTCGCTCCGCTTCACTGATTCGCGCAAAAAAAAACCAAAGAAATTCATGAATTCAGCGCCGTCGAATTGTTCCTTGAAAGCTTTGTAACGCTTGTCGTTAGGATTCAACACGCGACCACGGTCATCTTCTTGACAATACTCCATGCCTTCTTCGACATAGCAAATCGCAAGCGCCTGAACTGGATCACTCACAAGGTCTTCAATCAATTTCAAGTCAATGATTTGCCCGGTGGAAATCAAACGGAAATCTTTTTCAAAGACGTATCGTTGACCGTTCACCGTTACTTCACCAAGCGGTTCGGCGTAATTGTAATTCGCAATCATTCGCGTCAAGTGACCAGACAAACGTTGAACGTCTTCGATTGCAAGTTGCTTGACCTTGTTCACCTTCATTCCTGAAAAGATTGAAATAAGCTGACATTGAAAGTCAAGCATCTGGAAGAATTCATCGTTTTGCTTTTCCTTGATGACTTCAGCAAGCATCAACCATTTGACAAGCTGGTCAGGTTTGCATTCGTGAATGGACGCTGGTAGTTTAATTTTCATATTCGTAATGTGTTGTATTTCCCTTTTGACTTGTTGTTCTTCATGGAATTCCACGCAAGCGCCAGTGACATGACGCCGTCGTCGTGTAGTCCAGTCGGTGCGCTATATTGAACGTTCCTTGTTTTCGGATTGTAAATATAGGTAAAACTTTCAAGTTCGTCAAGCAACCATTTCACATCGTTCACACGAATCGTTTGCTGTTCGAACGAAAGCGCAAGGTCTTCAATCAAGATAGGTTTCGACTTCGATGTCGTCACGAATGGAACGACCTTGTTGCGTAATGTGTTTTGAAGCATTTCGAAGAACACGTCGCCTTGGTTGTTAACTTCGACCGTGGTGATTGCGTTGAAGCTTCGAATCAAGTTCGCTACCTTGTCAATGATTCGCGACCAGTCATCGTGGCGCCAGCGTTCAACATGAACCATGTGACCATGTTCGTTCAGGATAGTCAACACCGTGTAATCGTCAGCGCGACCGATGTCAAGACCGCCATACATTCGCGATGTGCGTTCACCTTGACCGATACACGACGACACACCTTTGAACAAGCCACCAGCGTTGTCAAGGAATTCCGCAAGGTATTCTTGTCGGAACACGTGGTCAGGCAATGACCGCTTTCGTTCTTCAAGTTCCTTCGGATCAATCATGGGATTGTCGAAGCTGGTGAAATGAAAGTAACGGTATCGGTCGTCATAATTTTGCTGAAGACACACCCGATGAAAATGATTCTTTCCCTTCGGTGTTGAAATAAAGATGACCTTCTTTCCTTTGACAAGCACCGTTGCGGACAATACTTCATCCCAAAGTTCAGGACGTGTAAACGCGAATTCATCAACGACCATGTAATCGAATGTATTTCCACGAATGTTGTCTGGTCGTTCACCTGAAAAGAATTCAATCGATGAACCGAACCCGGTGATTCTCAAATCGGATTTGTTGAACTCAAAGAAACCCGACTTCGCCACGGCGCGTTCAAGTTCAGCGAACACCTTCTTTCCTTGCTTGTAAACTGGTGTCACCCATGCAATCGTGCAACCGCGGTCATTAATCGCCCACCAAAGAAGCTGATTGATTCCAAGCATTGTTTTTCCGAACTGACGTCCGATGTTCAAAGCGAAATACTTTTCGTTGCCTTGGTTGATTGCTTGATGAATTTCAAGCTGGTGTTTGTGCGGTCGGTAACCTTTAATCGTTGACATCGAAATCGAACTTGTCCACGGTGCGCGTTTCGACTTGTTGTCGGTCGTGCATTCCAAGTTTGTTCTTTGCGTAGAAAATTCCCTTGCCTTCGTTGGCCACGATGTCACGCGCTAAAGCATTGAAGTCGTTGTCAATTGTTTTTATAGTGTCGGACAATGGATGTGTTTCGTCCTTCATCGCATGATACCAGTTGTCCCGTTTATAAAAGTCAAAGTGTTCCCTTCGAAGCCAGTGTAACAAGAAATAAGACACCGTTGGAATGTGACGTTCCTTCACTTGCTTCACGCCTGAATTCGTCGCGATTTCCTTAGTTGATGCGATACAGTAGTCGCAATAATTATAAGCCATTTGAAGCAATTCATCTTTGTCGATGTTGCGGTGTTTGTTTGCCATAAGATATAAGTTCCCCCTTATTATGTTTACTTGTTCGGAATTCGTTCCAGTCCCTTGAATTTATTAAACGGATTCATTCCTTTCCCGTCTTTGATGTCAACCAACAAAAGACCGTTTTCCTTCAGCGATGTGATATGTACTTTTCCTTTCGCTTGTTGAACTCGATTCCATGAAATCTTGTCAAGTCCACGATCCCTTGCCACGTCGAAAAGATTCCATTTCAAGCATTCAAGGAATTTTCTTGAATAAACTTTCCCAGCGCCACACGGTTCACCGCGTCGGTTGTTCGTGTAACCGGACCAGTAATGAAGCGCGCCGTCGTTTTGAAAGTAAATGTCTTTGAAGCCAATCATGTCGAAGTCAGGAATTGTTCGTTCAGCGTACTTCAGGAACGCTTCGTCAATGTAGTCGTCCGAACCTAAAATAATAACGGCGTCGAAGTCGATTTGTTCCAGCGTTCGAATTGCCATGTTCCATTTGTAGGAAAGCGGATTGTTTTGGTATTTCGCCATTGCTAAGATGTCTTGACCTTCAAGAAACACGCCGTCTTCGTCGTTTGAGTAAATGAATACCTTGTCGATGAACGGCATTCGATTAATACATTCCTGAACGGTGTCATGTCGTCCATGCATTGCGGTGATTGTTATTATTTTCATAGGTTGTTGTTTCGTAGCTGTTTCGTGGATGTCAACCATTGTTCAATGTCTTGTCGTGTTGTTGTTCGTGTTCCCTTGAATCCAAGTTCAATCGCTTCGCGTCGAAGTTCGCCGAACGTCTTTTGTTTCGTTCCGACAAAGTGAAGCTTCGGCGGTTGTTCCTTCATGTGCAATTGATTGTTTTGTTCACGCACCGCTGGACGAATCTTGTCCTTGTTTTCGTTCAGCTTGTCCATTGCGATTCTTACACACGTTGCGCAAGCTTTGTTCAGTTTACCGAATCCGAGCGCTTTGTAATGAACGGAAAGTTCATCTTTCAAGGTGTCGTCCAGATTCGCGTATCGGTGACGACCGAAGTTTTCAAGCTGGTGGCGAAGTCCGTTACTTATATTCATATATCAAAATTAAATCGGAAATAAGATAGGCAACGAAGGCGAATGGAATCATTGACCAATCGGTGCATAGATAAATCGCCAGCGCCGTCCAGAAGGACAAGCATGACTGACAATTGAATGGTTTGGTGTTCGGCAAATCAAAGGACATTAACGCCCTTGCAATCGCCACCGCTATAATCGTGTAAATCATTTTTAAATTGTTTTATTGTTTTGTGAATCGTGTCAAGTGAAATTCCCGTCAGTTCTTTAATGTCCCTGAAGGTCATTCCGCAAAGGTGCATTTTTGTGATTTCCTTGATGAATGGATCACCATGGTTCGAATGAAGATAATTGTCAAGCATTTCGCTGAATTCATTGTTCGAAGGTGAATCGTGTGAATCAATTACGTCGTTGATTGCTTCGCCGTCGCTTCGGTAGAGTCGCCAGAATTCCGACCTTTGCCAGTTCCATTGATTATAAGCGAAGCGAGCGAAAACAGCTGGAATGTCGGAAAGATGAAAGTCAAAGCGGTGCATGAGAATAAACACATGACCAACCAAATCTGCATGAAGTTCGTGGTTCGAAGTAATTTTCCGAGTGATTTGATATGCTTCATCTTTCCAGAATTCCATGTGACTAAATTACAAAAAAATTAAACCAAGCGACAAAAAATTCTTGTCCGACTGGTTTTCCCTTCATGAAACGATACAGCATCGAGTAATTGACCTTCATATCTTCGGACAAGTGTTTCATGTTATAACGCTTGTTCAGTTTCGAAGTTGTCATGATTCGCATCCAGTCAACAACGTTCTTGTCGTTAGAAAGGTAAATCGTCATCGTCTTCATTTGCTGGTGCTTGTGTTGTTTGTACTGGTTCGCTTGAAAGATTAATTGACCAAGCTTCGACGGTGTTGAAATACTTCGTAACACCTTCAGGTGATTTCCATTCACGACCACGAAGGTTGTAACTTACTTCGACCACATCGCCAGCGTTCAGGTTCGCGACCAGATCACATTTGTCATTCACGACTTGAAAGGTCAAGAATTGTGGATATTTTTCATCAAACGTTTTGATTGTTAAATCTTGTTTGCGGAACTTTTCCGACATTGTTTGTAATGGCGTCACGTTGACAACCGTTCCTTTTTCTTTGTTCATGTTTATTGTATTAAAGTTATTACTATTAAAGCGCCGACGACGTAACCGAACGCCAGCGAAAAAGCCATTTTGATTCGTTCATTCCATTGTTTGCTTTCAACCATGTAGCCAGCAAAAGCCAACGACAAGAATGGCGCGATGAAAGCGAACACAATCATTCCGAAGGTATTCTTGTCCGCGACAAATCGAATGTAAAACGTCGAACATATTTCCAAGACAACCGCGGACGCGAAAATGATTGCGTATTTCATTTGTCTAAGTTTACATCATTGTCGCGAAGGATGTCGAAGAATTTTTCCCGAATTCGTTCAACTATTTTCCATTCTTCGTCGCTTAGTTCCTCGTATTTCCATAGCGTTCGAAGTTCGCTGTTGATTTCCCACAACGCGTTCAGCATCGCCGTTCCTTTCGTCGCGCAATAGAATTCCGCGTCGTCGTCTGGTAGGTTGAATTCAATTGTTGCTTTCATGATTGCGTATCGCGATTTTCGATATAGGTATCGGAATAGTATTGTTCGGCATATCTATCGGCATCCATTTCAAACATTGCACTGTCTTTATGTGCATTAATTATTTGTTCGCGTTCCATTTCAATCGCGGTGTCAAGAATTTTCGACACCCATGGAATGTGTTCCGCCATTGCTTTCAATGAAAGCTGGTCGATTAGGTAATTTGTTGCGGTTTGTTTCATTTGTTATTGTATAGTATATTATTAAATGTTTTGAATTCATCAATCGACACCGATTTCAAATCGAATTGACCTTCATTGCTGGTCACTGAAATCGTGTAATCATGACCAAGATTGTTTAGATATTCAGTAATGAAAAACGCGGTGTCAAGTTCTTCGGAATTACATTCCAGAATAAAAAATTTCTTCATTTGTTATTCAGTTTATAATTAGCCAAATGTGTTATTTTAATTTAGTTTTGGCTTCATTTGTTATTCAATTTAGATATTCTTTCAATATAGTATTCCGTTGCGACCTGACAACGTTCAATCATTTGTCTTTCAAGTTCAAGGTCGCGTTCAAATGTGATTGACGTGATTCGCTTTCGTGGATCAATGTGGTCAACCTTGTGAAGTGATTTATCATCGTATTGCGTCAAGAATTCGTCCCAAGTCGAAACCATGCAATAAACCAGTTCGAATTCAAATCGGTTGTACAAAAGCATGTAAGCGCGTCCCTGCCATTCATAATCTTTCGCGTCGATGTCTTCAGGCAATTCCGGGAACGTGTCAAGTGACCAGCTTGTCTTGATGTCAATTATTTTTTCGTTTGTAATTATATCACATTCGCCAGTCATACAATCGTTTTCAACACGTTGTGTGTTCTTTTGGTAGTTGTCGAAACACACCGCGTTCAATAGCTGAATTGATTCAAGTTCTTGATTGATTCCTTTGTCAAGATACCGATTAACCAGCGGTGAAGTGTAGCCGAAGAAATCTTCTTTTGCAAGCTGGTCGATATACGACTTCGCCGTTTGTGACAACACGTCGGTTTTCGACCGGGACGTTGTCATGAGTTTTCCCATTTGTGATGCACGCCATTTCATAATTGTTCGATTTTATATTCCCATTCAATCCATTGTTCCAAGGTTGCATTGACTTTGTCAAACATATAACTTGAACGGTTTTCGTTTAATTCCCACAAAAAATTTTCTTCATCCATTCCCATGTAACACCAAAAACCACCGTCTTTATGTTTTTCTTTTTCAATCCAGATTCTAAAGTATTTGATAAATTTCATAATTCAAGTAAATTTAGTTTAACATTTGACCAATAAATGAAGTCACGCGATTTGATGTCAACGTCCTTCATTAATTCTTGAACCAGAATCAACGCGCATGATTTCCTTGCCATGAATGTCTTGACCTTCGAATCGTATTCGATGAAATCAAACAAGTCAAACAAATACTTTGCGCGTTGTTCCGCGGTCATTTCTTTCATTTCAGTTGATTGATTTGTTCAGGTGTCAATAAATAAGTCGCTTTCAATTTATCAACCGTGAACTTGCCTTCGGAAATTGCCTTCAAAGCGTTCTTGAATCGTTCTTCGTCAATCGTCGGTTTGCCTGACGGCTTGCTTGCTTCGTTCCCGTCGTCGTCGATTGCTTGAAGTGATAACAATGACTGAAGTGTTCCGCGACGAAGATACGTCACGCACGAAAGCATTTTTTGTGGATCAATTATGTTCACTGGAATTTCCATGCACGATTCAATTAATTCACCTGAATCGATGTCAATGATTTGTGTGAAGACAAGATTCGCTTTGACTGGTTGCAAAAGAATCAAGCCATTCGCCAGCAATATCGGTTCAACCGTGTCCAGTAATGCGTTAATGTCAGCGTAACTTTTTTTGAAATGTGGATTCGTTGCGTTCTTCGCTACCTTTCCGATGTGTTGCTTCGCCGAATGAAGCTTGTGAAACAATCCCTTCGGTGCTTCAGTTGTGACCTCGTCGGTCGTTTTTCTTGTTGTCGCCATAATTATAAGTATTAAATTTCACCAAAGATAAACAAAGTTTTCATTCGTGAAACATTAAAGTGTTAAATTTTTCACACGAACAATCCAAGTGTCACATTTGAACGGTTTGCTGAATCCGATTTCACCTTCTTTTTTCAGTTGTTTGATTTGATGAAATTTACTTCTTGAAATGTGACCAGCAAGCCAACCTTTTGTCATGTCTGGATGAATGAAGACAAAGCAATAAAATTCACATTCTTGCGTTGAATTGTAGTCAGGAACATGACACGTGTAAACTGGTGAAGGAATCGAACGGTTTTCTTGTGTCTTGACTTCAATCTTGAATCCTTCAATCAACAAATCGAAATCGAAATCTTGTGCATGAACCACGTTTCGACCGATGTTGGTGTAATGGTCAAACACCAAGATTTCACCAAGCGCACCGATTAAATTCCCTTCACCTTTACGAATTGAATTGTTCAGGCAATTAAATTTGTACAGCATTTCCGCACGAACGATTTGCTGTTTTGT